GAGCAATTTGTCTAACAAATTAGACTTTTTTAACGTAGCTAACGACATGTGTATCTCCTTATATTATCGTATGTTATCGTATGTTATAATATGCATATTATATCACAAAGTTCTGTCTTTGTCAAGTACCTTAGATTATTTTCTTCGGGTAAATGTGAATGTTTTGTTGCATCTACCCAATAGAATTGTATATCTGGGAATTCTCTAAAAACAGTTTGCATTTGGTTTCTCCAATTATTTGAGTTGAAACCTTTTGCATCGATTGACAGATAATTATCTGTCCCTTTATATAGGTTGTTTAACGGGTCATCATATGATGATAAGTCAAACCCCAATATATAAACTTCTTTTGCACCATGCTGACAAGCAAGGTGTATGGCTGTATTACCAGCAGACCAATCAACAGGAAAATCAATCGACACTACTACATCATTTGGCTTGACATAGGTAATCCATACGCCCACATCCTTTTCCATTTTTTCTATTAAATCTGGGACAGATAGGTTAGGATTCGTCTTAATTGCAGTATCAATTTTTTCTTGTAGTGCGGTTGGGTCTTTGCCTTGAATAACACAGGAATTGGTTTTATTCTTACTTCTATGAATGAATTCGGCTGGAATGTCAAACCCCATGAACATCATATCAGCAACACCAGTTGGAGTGTTGATATGGTACATCATATCAGCAACACTAGCAGGCACAATTGTCCAATTTGCAAAATATACATTATGCATATCACTGTATTCTGGATTTTCCTGGGCCCATCCAGAATCATATATTTCCTGCTGCATAGCATAATCTACCGCCACAAGATTATGAACGCAATGAGCACCATCACGATAGATAGCATTACATCCATATGTAATAACCTTGCTATCCATTATTATCTGGTGGCAGGGCTTAAACCATGATCTTGATTCACCATTACCAATTACCAAAGCTTTCATTTATTGTCTCGTAGAGCCTTCCAACTTACCGGAAATAGTTTCTTTGCTTGCTCATCAATTTGATTTGCAATAATTCTAGTTTCAAACTGTGCATCAGGTTTACATCGTAAATTACACACACGAGCAAACGCATATAACGTGCCACTCCAAAACCATTCTGTCATCATACTCTGTGGTAAAACTATACGAGCCACTTCTGGAGCAATACCTGAGCTTAACATATTCTTATAACATTGTTCAGCAAAATTATAAGCAGCTTGAATATTATAATATACTGTTTTCTCACTAGAACCTTGCTTTTTATTATCAGCCTTCGTTCTCCACATAGAATCTACTGGGGTGTAAAACTCTGGTTCAATATCCACATATCTGCGAGATACTTCATTCCATGTTAGCCCTACCTGATGTTTTACCAGTTGTCGAGCAACAAACACTGGAGCTTTGATACGAAATTGTAATTGGCAATGGCCAAAAGGACTCCAATGATTATGCTTGCCTAAATAGTTAATGAGTCTCTTATCTGATTCGGAAAGAACTGGAATTGAACCTAACCAAGAATCATATTCAACCTCTGTATATTCATCATCTTGAGCGGCACTTTCTTTAGCAAACGACACTCTAGCAGCATTAACTACAGTTAGATCATCACCCATATGATTTGTTGTTTTTACATGCATTATCTATGGTTATTTTTATTTAAACGATGTGGACGATAATTCTTTGGCCAGGCCGGAGTCCGATTTGCCAAAGTATTGACTCGCTCGAACAGTTCCCCGTTCTTCTTATCCAACTCAGCGCAGTTGAATTGCAACGCCGCGTTTTCATTTTCTAGTTCCCGGCACCGTGCCTCAAAGAACCCTTCTACTCTTGATTCCATTTAACTGGACTCCTCTATAAGATTTAATAATTGTATTCTACACTGTTTTACATCAAATGTCAAGAACCCTTTATAATTATTCATCAATTTTTTTATGTCAGGCCAGACAATATCTCTACTTAAATTCTTATCCCACTTCTTTCCATATTCCAATAATTCATCCAAAATAATCATAGTTTCAATTGATACTCTTTTCCCAAGATACTCTTTCAGAAGTTTGGGGTGTTCATAATCTTTTTGTTCAAATAGCGGTTCAAAATCATAAACCAGCGGTCGCATTTCCTTGATGAATTCTTTAAGAAAATTCTCTCGCCTATCTTTCCATGATTCATAGATTTCATTATTAAAGTTTGCAATGTAGCCTCTTTTGTCTTGAATGAAATTTGCAAGAAACCAATTTTGAACTACTTTGGGATTACTATATTTTTTAGATATCTTGACAAAGAAATAGCGATCTTTACGCTTCCAAAAAGATTTTCTGGAAATCCTTGTCTTACCATCATACTTGATATAATCATAGTCTCCCTTACCAAAATGAGCTTTCATGGCACAATACATCAAATATACGTCTATCGGTTCCATTGAGAATACTTGCCGGCCTCATTTATATAAAATATATTCCGAATACCCACATCAGAAATCAATTGTTGACATACTTTACATGGATATGAAATAGCATAGTTAAGATTTTTCAATATCCTAACCACATACAAATCATGTCCTTCACAATTATCAAGGCCTCGCCGGATAATAGCGTGCTGCTCAGCATGGAGAAATGGCCACTCAGTTCTGTATGCCATTAGGGGATGAGTCTTATATGAATTGTTTCCAACACTCAATATAGAGTTCTTTTCAACAATTACAGCACCAAGCCTGAATGTATTTCTGGGCCCAACGCCAGGAGAATTCATAGCCACTGCCTTTGCAGCAATGAAAAATTTATCTTTCATTTTATTAAATAAGTAATTATTTGTGTTTTAAAAAGGAAATTAAATCATCTCGTAAAGATTTATTTTTTATGCCTCGGAATGCCATTTTTGTTTTTGGAATAAACTTGCGAGGTTTGGTTAAGAACTTATCCAACGATTCCTCATCCCAAACTACACAAGAATTTTTCATTGCTTTGGAATATTTGTATCCCTCGACTGAGCCTATTTTTCGGTCTAGTAAATTATATAAGGATGGACCTATTTTATTTTTACCTTCTTGTAAGGAATGACATGCTACACATTTCTTAAAAACCTTCTTGCCATTTATTGGATCAGCAGCAATTGCAATATCTATTGCAATTGTAATAGAGAATATTGAGATGACTATTATTATTCCTGTAACCACAAAAAGGTTTTTTAAAAAATTATTCATTTTCTTTTTCATAATTTATCTTTCATTTTATTAAATCGGTAATTGTGCTTGTCTTGGTAAAAAATTCAATTCTCGAGCATTAGCTTCAATCTTTTCTTTTAAACCCTTTGAGATAAGAGTACCAAGACCATCAGGTTCTAAGTTCTCTTGTTCGCAATACCACAAAACAGCATCCATATGTGTAAGGTTTTTTTCCTTAACAATATTTTCTATAACTAAAGTAAAAGTTTTTGATGTGCTTAAAGTCATATATTATCCTTTTATTAAAAGTTGAGGGGCTAACCGTGGGCCCCTCGCGGATGTATTACGGCATCACCCGTTCAGCGCAGTCTCGTTAGTTACGCAACACGCAGAGCTTGATGGCCAGCAGCAACCACAGAGCGCAATGCAGTACCAATACGATACTTCATGTAAGTCTCACCATCAAATGAGCTTACCCGCTTGTTCAGAAAGATTGAATAACCTTCTGTACGCAGTTGGCTAATTACTGCACGAACATTCTTAACACCATAACGGGCGCTAATCTGCTTTGCAGTAAGTTCTGCCCCTGTTTCAAGGGCATTTGCTACCTTAGTAGCTTGGGTTGTAGTAGTAGTCATAAATTAATTATCTCCTTATCATGACAGTTTCAAAATGGAAGATTTTGATTCTGTTGCTAGGACAAAATCTTCCAAAAAACCCCGAGCGATTATGCAGCTAGTGCATACTCCTCATATGCCTCATTATCGTTGGCATTTAACGTGTTTGACCAATAACGGAGTCATCCGACAATTCTCCACTCATCTGTTCCAGCCTGTCGATCCTATTTCGCCCCCATCAAAAGCACACCGGATATTAATTCTCGACTCGGAGCCTTTACTAGTATGCTCGTCCACTGGTATCTCGACCAGGCCGGTGTGCTTATGGTGGAGGCGCGGGGTACTGCCCCCCGGTCCAGTTCTGTATTCAATTCGTATCATCAAATTGCATTATATT